CATCGTAGTATTCTAAATTCAGAGATGACAGGCAACACACCGCAGTTCTGTCTGCGCTGGTTGGTAGGTGAATCTCATTACACAGGTTTGACCCGTGAATCTTTAGTCCTTTATCTTTTAACGGTTGCGGTAACGCATTGTTTGCCGTATCTATGAAGTTAAGATAAGGTTCACCTGTTCGAAAACGAATCTCAAGGAGACGTTCCCACAACTTACGAGCATTAACTGTTTCTTTTACTTCACTATTCTTTGGGTCACGAAGGTCAAAGTCTTTGTCTTCTCTGACACACTCCATGAACTCATCAGTTATATTTATAGCGTTATGAAGGTTCAACGCCTTTCTTTGCACATCACCTGTAGGAATTCTCATGTTCATAAATTCTACAACGTCAGGATGTGAGATATCCATATATGCGGCATAAGAACCCTTGCGTGTCTTACCCTGACGGTAAGCAATCATGTCTGCATCTACCGTATGCAGAAATGGGATTGGCCCTGGCGCAATGTCACTGACCGTTCGCACACTAGACCAATGTCCGCCAACACCGCCACCGTAAACAGAAAGCCACCGAAGCTCACTAGAATGGCTAATAAGACCCTCAAGAGTATCGGGGACATATGTGAGGAAACAAGAGATAGGCATCCCTTTGTCTTTTTTCTTTCCGTTGGGAGCGTTAGATAATACTGGACTAGCAAACATAAAATGCTTATTACTAACATAATCATATAGACGTTGTGCGAGTGCATCATCTATTTCCTCTCTATATTTTGACCACGCCCTTGCTGCTCTTGCAAAACCTTCCTGTGGTGAATCTTCATAATCTAGTAGGTAGAAATCTTTTAACATTCCGACAGCGTATTCTGCAAGGATGTCATCTTTGTTTCGGTCAATCTTTACGGGCATTGAGGGTGTCCTTAGAGTCAAAGGTTTTGTTTGGGGATAGTTATATCTATACCCAGACGAGTTTTCAGATTATAGTATTATACCCTAAATGGGCGGAAAAGTCAAACTTTTTTTATCAAAAATTGTAACCAAGTGAAATATAGGTCACACTATATTCTTCTTCGGAATCATCGCTGATATAAAGGTCGTTGAGAGAGAACATTAAATTCTTACTGACATGGTAATCGATACTGAACTGATTCTTGGTCAACTCATGATAGTCACCATTTTCCCACAAATACTTGTTAGTGATACTGATAGGAGAGTCAGGGTGTTTGTATCTAATCCAAGTAGAGTTTCGCCAAACGAGTTCTGTATAGTCCTCAGTTCCCATCTGTGTGATGGTGAACTCATGAGACATCTTCCATTTATCGTTGCGGAAGAACTTATATCCCCATCCCACACCTGTATGCGGCCGGAACTCTGCCATCAAACGATTGGCATTGTAGTTAAAACCAAAGTTTGCAATACCATAATGTCTTGGTGTGAAATTAAGAATAAACTCATACTCACCATCTGCGCGGTCAGTAAGGTCTTCACCATTCACTGAAGTTTTATAGACATTGGTTTCAGTTTCAATCTGAAAGTCTTTACCTTCAGGCTCCCATATAAACTTTTGATGTAGATTGAAACTCTTGGTATTACTATCTTCTACTTTGTAACCAAGTTTGATATAGTTCTTACCGAATGCAGGCCCTGACCAAACAACACAAGCAGTAACCAGTGTTGTTAATAAAACTAAGAATATTTTATTCATTATCTACGAGCCTTATCAATCGCACGAGAACCAAACCAGAACGAGATAATGGCAGCGAAGATTGCTTTTGTATCGTCATCCCAGAGAATATTAATTGCATCAGCGAAGTCTGTTCCCTTCTCTAATGCCTCCATTAGGAGTGTTATCTCAATAACAGCAAACAACCCAAAAAAACAGTATGTGATAATAGGGCGAACTGACTTCTGTAAACCAGCAATAAACCCTGTGCCTTGATTAATAGAGATATCATGTTGAATTAACCTATCATGTTCATTATCTGCGGCCTGTGCTTCCCATGCCCTTAACTCATGGTCGAACCCTGCTTTACGCAGTTCTGCCATAGTTTTCATTTTTTCTAGTTCAAACTTCTGTTGACCTTTTTGTTTGAAATGGTCTGTGATAGCAGGGACAACCGAACCACCAAACCCTAACACACTACCTAATAATCCACTTAACATTATTTACTCCAATATGTTTTACTTTCTTCACGTTTATCTATAAATCTTTTGAGGACTTCAATATCCTTCTTCTTTTTCTTTTTCATATGGACAGGGACAATCTTTTCTGGATTTTCTCCCGCACCCGCAACCGCAGATGTGCCCATAAATTCTCTAAAACTCTTCATCGGGTAATCTCCCCTGTCGAAAAGTATACCCACTGTTTAGAGTTTTCGTGGATACCCTTGTATATGTTGATACCTAAAATTTCATCAATCGGAGATGCATCGGTCTCAACAACACGAATCTTATCATCCTTCTTTACGACATCTTCACATTGAACAGTTAGTGTATCGTATCTCATTCGGTATATGCCTGGCGATAGTTCATTATTATCAATCACAAACCACTGGGAGTCCTCAACCAGAACATCTAGAATATCAATCCCCGTTTCTTCGTGAATTTGCATCACTCTATCATCTGATAATTCACCATGTTCTCGTATGAGTGCGAGTGCTGCACCATAACGTGCAATGACAGATTGACCGCCTGGCGCCTTTGCCATTATTCTTTTTAGATTGATAACAAGTCTGATGAAGGGAGTATAGTGTGTTCTATATGCCTCACGGTCATCAGTCTTCAAAGTGTTGAAGTCTGGATTCTTCTTACCATCTGCATCGATGATGCCTGCCTTATACGCACCCATCTTCTCGAATGGTGTTACGAGAAGTTTCAGGAATCGAATCGTATAAACGAGGTCTGCTGCTGACTTTAATATACCCATAGTTCTATTTATATGTTTCGAAGTCTTTCAATGACTAATTTATCCATTTCAATATTGGTATACATATCGTTTTTGATTGCCTTGAGAAAGATAAGAAATGGTTTGAGTGTTTCCCAATGGTCGAGTTCAATCTTGAGTTCGAGGATGTCTAGTCCTGCCTCATGACCAAATACGTTGAAAATTACTATGAGATGATTAATGATGAGTCTTTCAGACAACTCACCTGTAGTTTTGTATCGATTGAGAAGTCTTTTGATATACTTAAATCTTTTTAAGTCCTCAAAAAACTCCTCACTGTCGATACATTTAGGATTATAATAGTGCTTCGCAGCGTATACTATTAAATTATCTTTTGTTAATTGCATTATGAAAAATCCAAACAGAGGGTATATTACCTCTATCTAGTCTTTCAGTATGCCAGTCATTCTTTCAACAAGGGTTGACTTCTTTTTACGGCGGTCAAGTTCTACGCCATGTTGGCGACCCAATGCTTCAAGTTCAACCTTTGACATATCATCAAGTGACTTATCACCAACAGGTGCTTCGGTCAATGTCTGAACTTCCACAGGGACTTCAACTTGTTCTACAACTGGTGTAACACCAAAGAACTCATCAATCTGTTCTTGGGTGAAACCACCAGATGCATACAATTCACCAGTGTCAGGGTCTTCCCATCCACGGGCAGTAGGGATAGCGTTTTCACACCAAGCAGGGGCTTTAATTGTCATCTTTATCATCCTTATTTTACATAACCACGGCGTTTTGCCATTCTTTCGAGAAACTTTCTTGCTTCTCTTGTTCTTGCATCATGTGGATTCTTTTCTTTTTGACCCAGTTCAGCAATTTCACTCATTGTCTTACCAGAGATTATGTCTTGTGCTTTTGCTACAAGTTCATCAGCGGTATCTTCTTTGACAGGCGCTTCGGTTGACTTCACAACATTTGTATCACCTGATGCATTGTCCTGTGGGCGTTTACCAGATTTTGGTTTGGTTGCTTGACCAGCTTTGGTAGTCTTGTCTTTAGCGTCTTCTACATCGTCTTCCATTTTCTTGTCAGACTTGTTATGAGCATTCGCAAATTCTTTAGACTTTCCAGATTCCTTGTCCATCATACCTTCTGGTTTGGTGGCATTGGACTTCTGTTGTTTTGCAGCAGTCTCAAGCATCGCAATCAACTGTTCAGTTGACTCACCGATTTTACTGATTTCCGCAGTCTTGGCGTTAGATGCAACTTTCTTCTTGTCATCTTTTTTACCAGCGACCTTTGGCATATCTTTCTTTTCTTCGCCGTCTTCTTCGCCACCATTCTCTTCTTCGCCGTTTTCTTCATCTTTTGCCATCGCTTTACCGATTGCTTTACGGCGTTTGTGTAAGAATTCATCAGAGTCATCAACATCGCCATCATTGTCGATGTCTTTGTCTTTACGGTCTTTGAATTTCTTCTTAGCAGCCTTTGGGTCGGCCTTATCAAGACCATCACCGTCATCTGACTTATCATTAGAAGCGTCTTCTTTTGCAAGTCTTGCTTCTTCTGTTTTCACATCATATTTTTTACCGGCAACAACAAATGTATCATCACCTTTTTCTTTGGCGGCTTGCAATGCTGCTGTGAAGGCATTACCTTCATCAGTTTTCTTTTTATCTTTCTTCGTATGACTGGATTCTTCGATGACTTCCATGTCGGCGACAGGGACACGTTCCTCGATACCATGTTTGAACTGGACATCATACCACTCAACAAAACCATCGTCTGTAGGAATCGCGTGTGATTCATAGACAGGTTTTCCAAGACCCCATTCAGGGTGGTTGACTGTGATTGCACAGTTGTGGTCTTTTGAATGACACAGTTCACGAATTTCTTCTTCTGTGTAACCTTGTTGTTTCTTGGATGTCACGGATGCCCACGCTTCACCCAATCTTTTCATATCTGATGTTCTCATTGTTATCTCCGTTTACATCCACATAAATTTAACCAGACCAGCGATTATCGCTGCACTGATAAGGTATACTACCTTGTTAATGATTGAGACGGTTCGAGCATTATCGTCTACCTTTTTCTCAATCTCGTCTAGTTTCTTAGAAAATTTATTCATGCGCTCGAAATTATTCTGATTATTACTTTCAAGATTAGATAATTTCTCTTCCACACGAGCAAGAGAAATCAATGCATCCGCAAGTTTGTCTATCTTATCTTCAAGACGGTCAAATCTTACAGAGGATTCTGTCTCAATCCTTGCGAGGCGTTCTAATTGTGTTTCCTTAGCCATGTCTTCCCATTAAACTATAGTTCTATTTATAAGTTGTTTGTTCTTTATTCGATATTTTTCTATTTTTACCGACCATTCATCAAATAAAGAGTCATCCAGTCCTAAATAATTTATAATGGTATAGAGAACATTCTCTGACCACTCTTCATCATTATGGAACAAATCGTATGGGTCAACCCCAATCCAATCATGTCCCTCTGGAATCATATTCTTGTATAGTTCGGTCAGTTCTTGACACGACTCCCACGGACGATTCCAAAACTTATCAACATCAAATCCATTCTGAATCAACCAGTGACCATCAGGATTATTCTGTCCTAGACCAAGTTTTGCTCTCGCAAGTTGGTCTATGTATTTAACACTCTTCTCTGTTCTTGACTGGAGCAAGATAGTCTTTGTTTCGCTCCAATCATTCCAAAGATAGTCTCGATAGTATTCTTTGTGAACATGAAAACCATACCCGTGGTCTAGTCGTATGTTCCAAAGAGTGTCATCCCAATCTTTACCCGATACAGGTTGACTACCATCCATATAATATTGAGAGATTTCATCGTTTCTCTCTAGAAACCATCTCTCAACTGATTCATCATGTTCCACCTTCTTTGTAACAACATCACTGTGTTCCGTCAGAAGACTTCCCAGAAACTCACCTCCACCGCCACCGCGATAGAGAACATTAATTAACTTCATCCCAAATTCTCAGTCTCAAGTCTCCTTTACCTTTGATGATTCTGTGATAGACCATCTTCGGTATGCGATACAATCGACCCTTTTCCATAATAAAAGGCAACTGATTGTCTAGTTGCAATTTCCAGTTATCACCATCGAGAACAGTAACCTCACGATTACAGGAGTCACGATGCCATATCAAATCCATTTCTTGGATATCTTCCCCAAAAGTTCTGACTCTTTCACATTTGTCAGGACTGAAGATATCCGTATAGGGTTTTACCAAAAGAAACTGCCTCCTCCTGATAGACCAAGTTGTTTCGCATATCTAGGCAAACGACATGCCCAGTATGCAGCCTTAGTTTTATCGTTCTGTTGGTCACACTTATGACGGGCAGCGAATGACTTACGCGCCTTAGGGTCATTGAGTTTAACCTTCAGTCCTGTGGTATCACCCCATGATACTTTCTTAACATTACCAGTTGAAGGGTCACGAACATATACATAGTATTTTTTCGGCCCACCTCTCTTCGGTTGATTCAGAGGCACATCTTGTTTGTCTTCTTCAAAGATGCAGTCTAGTGCAACGTGTTCACCACGCCATTGTGCAAACTCACCTAAGTTAGACTCCATGATATCTACATCTGCGGCATCCAGTTCGAGATTACCCGCATAGTATTGTTCCCGTGCTTCACGGAAGTATTCATAATACTTTTCTGACCCGACCCGAAAAATGTTGTTTTCAATAAGAGACGAACAAGTCCCACAACACTCGTCAGTTCCACAATCTGTGTGTTCTGTGAATCTTTGCATTTACCTACCTAAAAGTTTTTTGATGTCTGCAAGAGATTTGATGCTCTTTTGGAATTTCTCTTTTTCATTTGGTTTTGATAATGCATTAAAACGCGCCAGTGCCGTTTTCGCTTGGTCGCGAGTAACTTTTCCTTTTCCTCTGTCAAATTCAATGTTTGCTCCTGTTGGTAAATCAGCCGCTTTACGCAACTGCATAATAATATTCTTTGATGCTGCCTTACGGTCATCATCGGTTGCTTCGATATCTCTATCTTTTTTAGTTCGTGCCATACCTTTGGTTGCACCGCGAGCGCTCATATTACGCATGGCATCACGATATGCGCGAGACTCCTTGACTTCTTCGACAGACTCAGCAGGGACAACTTGAACTTTGGTCATGAATCGTCTATCACGAGTAAACCTTGTTGCTATACCAAGTTTTCTAAATGCCTTGTTGATTGCATCTTTTTCACTTGTTGCTCTGACAGTTGCACCACCTTCACCTTTGACATTTACTTGGAAGAGGTCATCTTTACCTTCTTTGACTTCTGGTTTCTCGTGAGTGTAACCCATCTTGTCCATACGAACATGGTCTTCATACTTCTTTGCCATGTAACCTTTACCCGTCTTTGGGTCATACATCATATGCGGTTTGAAATCATCTTCAGATGCACATTCGTTCTTTGGTTTCTCACCACGTTCTTTCTTTGAGATTGCAATCGCAGCTTGTTGAGCAGGAGAGACTGCTTCACCTAAACCTTGTTTAAGTTTGATTTTAGGTAATGCTCTTTGAAGATTTTTGAACTGAGCATCAGATAAGATAATTTGGCCACCAATTTCGCTTGCGCTTGTGCCTTTTTTGACAGTTATCTCAACTCCTAGTTTTCCTTTACCAGCCGCAAACCTTACTATTTGTATACCGCCTTTATTGTATAAATCGGTGGCTTCTTCTAGAGATTCTGTAGATTCGTTCATACCTAACTCCTTACGATACTGGTCAATTTGTGCTTTTATTTTTTTCTGTGCGGGTGAACCTGGCATTGCTTTCATTGCTTTGGAATACAGACTCGCAAGTTTCGCCATGTCTTGTCGGCGCATCATCGCCTGTTTCATTTTACCTTCTTCCATCTCTTCGCCTTTTGCTCTTTTTATTTGGTCTGGAGTCGGTGCGCCCTTGTCACCTTTTTTTCTCATCTTCTCACCCGAACCCTGTTTGATTCGTTGTCTCTTCTTGTTGATATTATCCCAGAGTGACATTATGCTAAATCCTTATCGTGGTTCAACCCACCCTTTTTCTTTTTAACGATAAAAGCATTGACCCGTGCATATCCCCACTGTGATGGAGTGGTGCCTGGCCTGTGTCCAGTTCTCCATGCGGCAACACCACGGTCATAGACCTTCTTCAGTGTGCCATATGAGATACCAGACTTCTCTGCTTTCTTTGTGAGTGCTTTATCTGCCTCAGTGATGAATTGAGTGAAACTGTTCATGGTCTTGTCGCCTTGTTTTTTGCTTTTGCTCGTGCGATTCTTGCACGGTCTAACATGGTATCGTGTTTTTGTTTATCACGTTCTTTCTCTGATTTGATACGGTCTTTCGCCTGTTTTACTGCGTCTTCACTTACTTCTGCAATCGCTAATTGTTTCGGCAGTTTACCCTTCTGAACAAGACCATCAATATACTTAATCATTTGTCTAGGACTACTCAATCCATAACTTTTGAAAAAGTCAAATGCAATATTCTCTCTACTCCTACCCTGTTTTTTAGGGTCAGATTTGTTTTTTCTTCTAAAGTTTAGATACGCACGAACCGCATCCCTGTAGTCTTTTTTGTTAATAATTTGGTCAAGTTTCTTATCCAAATCAGGGAGTAAAACTATTGAACCACCCTTACCACCAAATGGGCCAGTCTTACCAAATACTCTTTCGTCAAGTTCTGACTCTTCATACATGTCCTTGAATGCTTTGGTATACTTAGACGGTTTCGTCTTTGCATCCTTGTCACCTGGCGCTGGTTTGTATGCAGACGGGTCATCATCGTCTTTTGCAGCACCTTTCTTGAAATGTGCGGCACGTTTCTTCTTGGTTGACTTTGACATGTCATCGCCTTCAGCATCCTTCGCATAATACTTTGCGGGTTGCGTCCCCTTGACATCCTTACCAATCTCTGTGTCTTGGCGTGATTTCTTCTCGACCAGTTCTATTGCATTCAACCATTTACGGAGTCTCTTATTACCACATTCAACGATGACATAGTTCGCACCCAGAACAGATATGATACCGACTTCATCACTTTCTTTGATAACAACAGTGTCACCCAATTCAAATAGTTTACCTTCGACATATGCCTCGCGAGTGTCATCCAGTTTACCCAAGTCAATGTGTCGTTTGAAGGAGCGTTCTTCTTTTAGTCCCAATCCCGTGCGAACATCGTTGAAGAGTTTGCGAGTGTCGCGGTCTGACATACTTGACGGGACACCTTGACTAAATGATTGATAGTCATTTTCCTTTGCGTTTGCACGTTGTTTAGATGCAGACATTCCCTCTACACCTTCTGCGTCAGGGTCGCGTTGACCCGCAGATACGATATTGATTGATTCGAAGTTATAGAAACCGTGTTTTGCTTTCTTACCGTTGTATTTATTCAACAGGACATCGAACTCACGCAAACGGTCTTCACCGACCACCATCGTGATTTTCTTGTAACCCATGTCATACAGTTTAGAAGCGACATCAAATACATTCTTTACTTTTTTATCTACGATGATGTTACGACCATGTTTTGGGAACATCTTACGCATATGTTTTACTTTGTCAGAATACGACAGTGGGTCTTTTGCGCCCTGTGATTGGGACAAAAAGATTTTATAGTCAGACCCCTTTGACTTCTTGACAATAGTGTCAATAACTTTGCCATGACCAATCGTTGGCGGATTCATCCGACCAAACGTGAAAAATACCTCACGTTCTTCTTCGACCAAGTATTGTTGGAAATTCTTAATCACTTTGTTGATTTCCTCGTTTCTTCGCGATTTCTGCTTTACGAACCTTCGGAAGAAGTTTTCTCGCTAGTTTATCAATCTTTGGTTTCAGTTTATCTAGGCGTTTCTCAAGTCCCTGTCTACGAGCCATTGAGAGTTCACCTTTTTCAACACCTTTAGTCATTTTCTTGAGGAAGGTATTTCGTGCTTGTTTCTGCGCTCTTGTTTTCAATTTATCAGTAGATGCAACTTTACGGGCAGCACGTTTGCGACCCATTGCAATTTTTGCTTTATTTTTCTTGAGAGAGCGCGCGAGTTTTAGGCGTTGTTGCATACTGAGTGCTTCGTGAGTGCCTTCACCAGAATCGCGTTTTCTTTTCTTCGCGTTGGTTGCTTGGAACTCATCACCCGTTTGGGTGTAGTCCACATTCAAAAATGTTTTCAGGCTCATTGGTTTAGCCATCTTACTACCTCTTTGGTTTTTCCCATCCCTTCAGTATATCTGGACTGAAGTTGTTATACGAAAACTCAAGGCGGTCAACCAACTTGACCGCATCACCACCTAATTTATCAATAGCGACAAAACCTTCTGCGCCGGTGCGAACCTTGTATCCTTTTTTAGTTTGCACAAATGCATCATACTTTGCAATACTATTAAGTTTATTTATAAGTTTTAGTTTTGCTAATACAATATTTTTCTGTAGTTCAAACATGTTTATCAGCGACTTTTTGTTTTTTGTGGAGAAGAACTTCATGATTTCGTCCAACTTTGCCTGTTGAACCATGCGTCCCTTCTCTGATTTACGCTTGTCCATCTCTGCTTTGAACTTTGTATTAATCCATCTAATAAGACCCGTCACATGACTACGACTGTTTGGAATCATCTGTCCTTCACGCACATATGTATTGTTATATTGTTCGATGAGTTGTGCAAGGTCTGGATTACCTTCTAACTCACGCAAAGTCGAACCAGAAATCTTATTGAATATCTTACCCGCATCTGATAGGTGTTTAGTGACAGCGGCAGTCTCTTTTGCATTCATTGTCGCACCACCAGTTTCGCGTAACATCGCATCAGCAGAGTATACGTTCTTTGAAGACTTGAACTTCGATACATCGACACCGTAGGATGCCTTCATGCTTTCAAAGTCTTTTCCGTTGTAGGTTGTGTGCCAGACGATTCCGATTTGCGCTTTGCGAACTGCTTCTGCCTGTTCGTATGGGATTGCGTATATGATTGTGTTGGGGTGGAAGGTTGTATAGCGTTGACCCTCAATATCTTCATTCTTTAAGTCTCCTTTTGAGAACAAGAAGTCTCCCTGAATGACACCTTTGATGCCCAGTTCAGGAAGGTAACGTAGTGCGGCTTTCATCTTATCTGCAAGGTCGCCTGACATGTCTGCGTCAATCTCGTCATTAGTCTTGTAAACCTTCGGGTTCTTGGCAAAGATACCTTTCTTCGCAACAAAGAACTCACCATCGCGTGGGTCTTGACCACAGAAGATTGCAGGCGCACCGTCCCACTTGACCGACAGTTTGGAACTAGTCTCACCCGCAAGCATGTCACGAAGTTCACGCAATGCATTGATTGCCTGACGAGTCCCGTTCACACCACCATAGAGAACCTTGTCCTCAATATGAGTCATGTGAGTATTCTTTTGTTCGTAAAGAAAATCTGGGATATGAAGTATCGTTGTCATTACTAAAACCTAATATTTTTCTTTGTTGAAATTATTGGGGTTGCGCCGAGAAACTTATAGAGTTTACTCGCACCTTTCTTGAAATATGATGAGACCTTACTCCAAGTCCCTCTCACAAAGTTACCAATTTTTCTCATAATGGATACTTCTATCAAAAGTTCTTCTTGGTCATGTTCATAACCCTCTTGCATCGAATCTACAATTAAGGATATCACTGACCAGAAATTATACTCACCAGTTTTCTTTCCCTTTATCTTACGAGATGAGGTTTTGAACCTCGCCTGCAATTTCATTGCATTCGCAATTTTGAGACAATAGTCATCATCATAAACAGAATGAATAACAACCTTATCGCCGTCAGCCGATGCAACCAACATAAACTCTGCGGCCGCATTAGAGTTTTCACCAAACTTTTCAAACCCAGACATCGCCTCTCGTGCAAATTCAACTTTGAAAGATTTGGATTCATCAAACATCGCACCTAGTTCTGACATTGCATCCTTATGCGCCTTCTCTGCACGATTGACTACTTCATTCGTTCCTGCTTTGATTATCGGTCTTAGTTGAGATGGTGCAAGAGTATTTTTTACAAACCCTTCAAGAACTTCGGTGGTTTTTTCATATTGTGGAGATTTTACAAGGTCTGGATTAGAATTTTTGATGGCGGCTTCGAATGTTGCAGTTGACTCTGATTTACCACCCGACATCAATTGTGCCAGACCAATTTTAACAGAGAATCTCATATCACCTATGAGAACATCTGTTTTGGGTGTAATATCACTTGCACCATAAGATTTCCAAAAAGAAGTTAGAGATGCTTTCGCACGACCATACTGTTCTGCCTTTCCCTTCTTGAGTTTTGGATACTTATTTAGAACTGATTGAGCAATCTTACGACCCGCCTCTTGTGCTTGAGGGTTTTCTTGAATTGCTTTGAAAACTTTATCAGAGATGCCGTGGTCTGCACTAGTCATCGGTTTGCCAGTGAGTTCATAGAACCCCATGACAATCGCTGCCTCATAGTCCTCAGCCTTCAGTGCTTCTGTAATGAAATTGTCAAACTTTTGCATCGATTTCCTATTTACACAAATAGTATTATACCACTATTTATAATAAAATGGAAGTCGAATCTTGTTCTTCATTATACTTTTTGATGGTATCACGCAAAGAATTAATCCAATTGTCTCGATGTTCGACAAAGATTTGTGGTTTGTCTTCACCGTCAACACTGATAAGTGTAACGAGTTGGGTGATAGGTTGTCCCGTGCGTTCTTCCCACATGACCGCATATGCAGCCTCTTGCATGAAATAATTCTTCACCCAGTCTTTCTTTTTCTTTTTGCGACTGGTCTTAAAGTCGATGATAGATAGTTGTCCATCGAATTCGGCAACACAGTCTACGCGACCAGCAACGCCTAAGTGAGTTGAATAGAGAGGTGCTTCCTGTGCGTAGACTGTGCCGATAAAACCATCGAGAATTGGTTTCATAATAAGAAACGACTCAATCACATCGGGGGTATAACCCTCTTTGTAATTTTCATCGTTGTCAACATACTTCTCGATGATTTCATGAACCTTTGTTCCCCGTGACGATGCACGGTGGGAGATACGATTTGCTTCTTCCTCACCAACCCGTTTACGCCATGCGGCGATACTATCCCGCGAAAGAATAGACAGGACAGTAGTAATAGACGGAAGGTCAATCCCTTCGGGGGTCTTATACTTGCGACCCTTCTCCGTGGTGACCGATTCCATTTCATTGAGTTGTGTAGGTTGATGATTAAACATTTCGTATCTTTTCCATTTTCTTTCGTGCGGCATTCCACTGAGTGTAGGTCAATGGTTGACGAGCTACACCATACTTGAGTTTGCGTTTGGTAAACTCTTCCTTGAGTATCTTCTTGGCATCTGCACCGATGAATGCACCGACTAGTTCCAACAAAGCACGGCGGAAAGAACGACCATGATGCATGTGACCCAAACAGTGTGTCAACTCATGCAACAGAGTGTATTCATCCAACCCTGCTTTACTATCTAGGACTACTGCCCAACCATCAGTCCAACCAGCAAAACCTCTACCTGTGTTACGTTCTTTGAGAACGACTGCGGGTTGTTTTATAAGGTCACGGTCTGTGCGACTTTCTAGTTTCCAAACCTTCTGCCACTTTTTGGTCTTGTAGATTTGTTTCGCACGTTTCTGTGCTTCCTCAATAGTCTTGAAGTCTTTGACTTTGTATCGTCTCTGGAAAGCAAACTCTGCCTGATAGGTCTTGGACTTTTCAGTATCATTACGACCATTAGCACCACGATTCTGTTTGAACCGATGCTTTCGCAGATATTCATTATACGCCTGTTTCAAGTTTACATCCATTGTGCCAGCATCTCCTTTGCTTCTTGTGCTACTTGTGCTTCACGACCATACGCATCGATTTCCCACGGTTGGTCATCATACTTCGTATTCGTATGATACTCACCATCCCACTCTGCAACTTTGACCAGACGGTCATCGATAATCTTGATACCGTGGTCTTTCAAACGACCACTTGCAATCTGTTGAGCATGAACCATCTCATGAGCGATATTCACTTTGATGGTATCGATATCGAGCGCTTCGCCTTGAACGTGCGTAGCAATCTCGATATCAATATCATCCTCGTCACCATAACAGTAACCACCAGCATCTGCATCACATTTTCTTTTGAGTTCGATGCGAAGGTCACCTTCATATTGGTCAAGGACAAGAACAGCGGCTACAGCGTTGATGTAATCCTCAACGTCATATCCATTGTCTTCCAAGTAAATTTCCATAACAACCTCTCTTCTCACTATACCTTTATATTAAAGGCCTCGGCAGAAATTGTCAAGAACTTTGTTTCACAATAATATCAATGACTTAGACAGGGGCGCCCGAAACTTCGAGTCCTTCAAGAACTTTTAGAACATTCTGTGGAGATGATTCGCCATATGGGTCTTCACCATGATTGTCTGCAAACCCTGGCTCTGGTAAGAATTCCTCAACCACACCGTTTTTGACAATCATCGCATAACGCCATGACCGCATACCAAATCCGATATTCGACTTGTCAACCAACATACCCATCTTGCGAGTGAACTCACCCGTGCCATCTGGCACGACTTTGACATGTTCGAGGTTCTGGTCTTTTGCCCAACAGTTCATTACAAATGTGTCATTCACTGATACGCAGTAAATATCATCGATACCATACTTCCCAAACTCACCTTCTGCCACGAGTTTCTCAAAGTCAGGTAATTGATATGTCGAACATGTTGGAGTAAATGCGCCTGGCAGTGAGAACACCACCACACGTTTTTTCAAATCTTGACTACCGAACAGAAACGAACTGCTCACGTTCCGCCATTCAAATGGGTTGTCTCCACCCAGTTCATCATTACGAACACGGGTTGGAAATGTTACTTGAGGTAATGTTACACCTTTAATCATCTGTTATAACCTTTTCACTATTTAACATTGCTTCAATATATTCGTCATCATCGTTTTTCACCCAATGAGGACGAGCTTCCTCGCCTAGAGTTTCCTCATAGTCGATATCTTGAGTAGAGAAAACTCTACCAATCCAGTTTAATAATTTAATCATTAATCTTCCAATCAATCACTAAATGAATACGTTCACAATCTGTCGGATTATCAACAGAGTGTTCTATAGAATGTTCTATTTTGTATACTTTACCAACTTCCATATGTATCTCATCATTACCGTTACGAAACTTAATATCAGGATGTGTAATGATAGGAATATGTATACGTTTCTTATTACCAGTTCTCTCGTCTGCGTGTGGATAAATCCTAGAGTGAGGATTCATTAAATTAAAAATCAATGTCATACATTGTCCATCACCGAACTCATTTCTGACAACTTCGAAAAGTTCATCGAAAAACTTTTTGTTGTAATATTTTTCGTAGAATTTGCCTTTAATGGTTATGTCATCATTTAAGTCGCCTTCATTTAGAAACTCAACAACATCATGATTATTACCAACGTCTGAAGTAGTAATAATCTCTTCAATACTTTCATAGTTATTTTCATAGTCTTTTCTCATATTTAACAAAAGTGGCAGTCTATCCAATTCTCGAAAGAAAGGAATATATTTTTTACTGAATTTTGAAAATTCATCTATCCAGTCTGCATCATCAATATTAGAGAAGAGATTAATATAATAACTTACATCAACTTCACCAAGAACTTTAATCATTTGGTCTCCAATCCATTATCAGATGAATACGTTCATAATCTGTTGGATTTATGACTGAGTGTTCTTTTTCATGGTCAAACAAATAAACCTTACCAACTTCCATATGTATCTCATCATTACCGTTACGAAATTTAATATCAGGGTGTGTTACGAGTGGTATGTGTATACGCCTTTTGTTTCCTGTTGTATCATCAACATGTGGTTCAATATTTGAATGTGGATTCATAAGGTTTAACAAAAACATACTGATTGTTCCGTCACCGAATTTATCGGATAGTAATTTTTTTATATCGGTCAGTAATCTTTCATCATAAAACTTTTCATACAACCTACCTTTCAAGGTAACATAATCTTCGCCAAGACCACCGCCTGTTCTATAGTCCACTGCGTTATCAATCGACCAATTACTTGCGGCTTCCTCAACAGTATAATCGTCTCTAAATTTAGTTACATGTGTCTTCTTGAGAGAATATAACATAGGGAGTATTTCAAGTTCTTGGAAGCCTGGAATATAATGTTTAGTGAATTTATTGAATTCACCCATCCAATCTCTATCATCGATATTTGAAAAGAGATTGACGTAAGTGATTACGTCAACCTCTCCCAAGACTTTGATATTTTTAAGCGGCGAGTGCATACTCCACCGCTTTTTCTACAGCACGGACTTTGCGTGTCTGGTTTGAACCAAACCATGCAGAAGTCAAACGTGTGTCTGCCTCACGACCCATCTGGTGGTCGGTCAGGTAGGTCACACTGTTCAGTGCCTGCCACCATGTTCCTTCACCGAACTCTGCGCCAGGCTGAGTTTCCAGAACCTCGTATGCTTTTTGAGCATTGGTAGTCAGGTCTCCAACAGTCTTGACATTGACTTCCTTCTTACCTTGATAGGTGCGAGGGAATACTTCGTTGTAGTATTGAATCAATTCGCTAATACCAAAACGTTTGGATGAAAGAAACTCTGCGGTCTCTTTGTATTGTGCAAACTTTTCAGATGCAATACCCAAAGTCTCTTTTACTGAGTCAGGATTGAATGTAGTGCGGTGGTTCAGAGACACCGAGTTTGCAACCTTCTGACCAAGTGAGAGTGACAATGTGTTATTGCACACTACACGAATCGGTGTGAACCGAATGTCGATTGACTTACCATACTGGTGTGGATTGGAAAACAAGAGATATGAGTCAACTTGGTCACCACCAAGAATATCAAAGGTATCTTTCACCTTTGCAAGACCCCACACCATGTTACCGTCTTTGAGTGAACCAGCGGTGTGCATTTCCATGTCACCCGCAAGGACATACTCAGAGAAGAACTCAAATGCTTCTTCATTCTGAACAGGATTCCATCCTTTACCGATGACATCCAGAACCTTGTTGTCAGAGGAACGCACAAGTGCTTGTTTGCCTTCCACTGTTGCGCCAGACGATGTTACAAGGTCTTCCTTCTCAACCGTCCAGTCCAGACCAGCCTTATCCATCATCTGACGGGGAGTCAGGTCATTCGATACAGGAACACCAAGTCCGTGCCACGGAACTTCTCCCGCATACGCCATTGTTTCTACTGCATGTGCCATAATCAATCTCCTTCTAGTTTGTGATTATGTTCTTATATTATCACAACAAGAATAAAATGTCAAGTCTTTTTTCCAAAAAAAGTTAAAGAAATCCTATCTTTTCCACCAAAGTTTGGATTATGATAAGTCTGTGCGTCAAATGCAATTGCACGATTTGGTTGCCACTCTACATATTCATCCTTGATAGTTGTCCCCATACCTTCTTTTCCTACCATGTAGAGAACCCCCGACCTTTCGAAATTCGCATCGATGTGTTGAGGAATATTCATGCCGTATGTCATCGGTTCGGGAAAACTCTCTTTAGGATGTTTGAAGAAGGTCATCTTTTGAACTTCAATACCCAGTTCGCCTTTTATTTTCTCTGTCACTTCTGAATAAATGTCTGTCAGATTATCACTACGATAACACCCCACCCAAGACTGAACTCTATAATACTCACTGCCTAGTCTCTCACCATATTCATATGCACTATACATACGACATCGATGATAGTCTTCAATCAGTTCATCCCAGAGTTCTTCATCTAGGAAATTATCGATTATCTGTATCATGTGTGTATATCTCAATCAATTCATCTTTACCCTTGACCTTGATTTTACCTATAGGTCTTGACTTGATATCGGTGAGTTGTTCCATTGTGTGACTGGAATAGATTGTTTTGAAATCAACATAGTCTTCTCTTGCGGCAGTCGCTTCGAGTCTTGCGGCAAGGTTGACGGCATCTCCAATGACCGAATAGTCGAATCTGCTTTCAGAGCCCATGTTTCCAACAATACAATCGCCAGTATTAATGCCAGTCCCCACATTAATAGGCGGGAGACCGCGAGACTCATATTTCTTTTTAAGTTCATTTGTCTTCTCCTCTATCTCGATAGCAGACTTCACTGCCATCTCTGCATGATTCTCACATGGTAGAGGGGCGTTCCAAAACGCCATAATACAATCGCCCATATACTTATCTATAGTTCCACCGTTGTGTAGAATGATGTTGGTCATCTCGTTCAGGTATTCGTTGATTAGATTAACTAATCCTTCGGGGTCATCGTTGTTTTTGTAGTGTTCTGATATCGGGGTGAATCCACAGATGTCCATGAACAAGAATGTCATCTCTTTGCGTTCACCGCCCAGTTTCATCAGTGACGGGTCGTTAGCAAGCATGTCAACCATGTCAGGACTTAGATACGTTCCGAACTGACCCTTAATCATTTGTTTCGCTTTGAATTGTGTATAGAACTGGACAAACGAACCATGTGCAAAGATTATAACAAATGTTATAACAGGGAAAATGGGGTCAAGAAGCATAAAGGTATTGTCGAATATCAGTGATGCACCATTCACGAAACTTGAACTGATAATCAGGAAAAATACCCCCGAAATGACGATAGAGAGTTTAGATAACATGAATAGTATCATTATTGACACTAAAATCGTTGCGAAAAGTTCATAAAACTTGAACTCTGGCATCCGTATGATAGTCACACCATCAATCATCGTCTTCAACAGGTTCGCCTGAATGTCATGCGGATACATCGCACCGACAGGAGTTGATACGACAGATGTCCCCTTAAAGGTCGCACCCAGTATCGCAATACTTCCGCTTGGTATCTGGTCTATCTCTGTGAAAGAATATCTCTTGAACTCATTCCAGAATGCGATACGCACATTACTATTATCGTCTGTCTGCACTACATCAAACTTCGGTATGCGAACAAATCGTATTCCGTAATCGTCTGTCTTGATTTGATATGATATGTCACCCGCAGCCACGCGAAGGATATCCAGTGCAAAGGCAGGATACATGCGACCCTCGAAGTTCTCAATCAGAGGAACTCTCCGTGTGATACCATCGATATCCTGTGTTGCAGAGATTGTTCCATGACCCATTGCAGTTGTCATGAAGTCAGGTAGTGCAAATAACATCCCATCTAGTTCAGGTCGAAACTCTACCGCATCGCGGTCACCGAATGTTGCCACACCTACAGGTGTTGGTCGGGAGTCTGTGTTTGTCTTATCGCTTGGTGCAATAGCAATTACCGCTTCCATTTCAAACAACATATTTGAAAATGCGTCATCCCCTCCGAACCTGTCTGGTTCTGATAATAAGATATTGATACCTAACACTGACTGATTGCCAAGTTTTGCCAACTCGTCTGCCATTGTTTCGCGGGGGATTGGATACTGACCGAACTTCTCTAGGGTCGATTCGTCAATATCAATAAGGACAATCTGTTCAGATTGTTTTGATTCCTGTCCTCTTTGCATCGAGTCAAAGAAAGACAGTCTCGCACTTTCAAGGAGAAAGGGGTCGAGCAGTCTCAGGGTTATCATCAACCCCAGTGTAATAAGGACATGCCATGTTTTCATTGTTTAATACTTATAGTGGTATTACCGCCACCATTGACCGTAATGGGGTCAAGTTCCTTTCCATCAACATCTAGATTTATAGATGTCTCTTCGCTGTTCGAAACAGATATCTCCACGATAGATTGAACATTACGAATCATCGTAATCTTATCGCCCTCAACAACGGTGCTGATTTGAGTCACCGTGTCAAAGCCCTCACTCGTCCCTTCTACGACAGTATCACTCTTATCCTCTTTCTCTTTCAACAATTCTGCATCTAGGTCAGAGTAACTATCTAATAGGTTTTCGAGGAGTTCCACATCAAGGAAATTGATATCAAGTTCAGTAAATTCCAGATAGTCACGTTCAAACTCCTCGTTATCTAATAGTTGTTCATCGAGAAAGTCAATATCAAGAGGATTGATATTCTTACGACTGTCCACAGACGTATAGAACTCTTGTTCTGTCATTCTCTCTTTGGGTGGATTGATAATCAAGATATTATCCAACATATCTAGAGTCAAGTCTAGAATGGCAGGATTGCTGGGAGGCGCCTCAGTCACAGAGGTTGTGGTGGATTGAAACGGTTTGTTCAACACTACCTCACCAGTCATTGTCGAAACAATAATCTCACCCGATGATATACCATTCACATCAGGTAATAATACTACAAGTGTGCGACCAAACTCGTCTACGGTCACAGTAAAGTCTGTGCCGCGAATACCGATTGAGGCAGTCGGTGTTCTCAATCTAATATTCTCTTTCTCAATCGTCCCAAGTTTACCCGTAATGAAACGAGCAGTTCCCTGCGCGAATGTCATTGCAAGGTCAGACTTACTTGGGTCATCATCAAACACCACATTGTCAATCACAATGCGTGTGTGTTCGGTCATGCGAAGTTTCGAATCATCAACGAACTTCACTTGCATACGCCCCTCGCCTGTGCGAAGGTCGTCTTTTGCTATTATATCAAACCCCTTTTCAGGTTCGATTTCATTTGTGTCTCTAACTACTTGTCTCCAGCCGACTGCACGGTCTATGAGACCGACATCCTTACTGACAGCCGGTAGCGGTGCCAGAATCAGACTGAGAAACACATAAGGTATTATCTGTAGTCGTGTCACCTGAACCCTCGATTTCAATGCTCAATGTATCAGACTGTAACGTTGACTGTTGGTCTATTTGAATATCCCAGTAGTTTGTTGTTCCAACGCCATCGATTGTTACAGAGTGACCATCATATCCGTCACCATCATAATCGATTGTTACATTGTCTCCAGCGAAGTCAATGCTATTTGTTGCGTTGTTGATGTCAATATCAGCAGTTACACTGTTATAGTCACCGTCAACAATCCAGTCAACATCTGCGCCCGTTGCTTGGTCGTTGTTACCAATGCTCAAGTCCAGTGTGTTATTACCGCCGTCCAAATCGATTACCACATTGCCGTTACCAGCACCATAGGTGTCAGTTCCATCAATGTCGATTGTGACTGTATTGGTGTCGCCATCGATGTCTAAATCAACATCACTGTTGTCACCTATAATAGCACCAAGAACTTTGTTGGTATCACCAACGGTATCGATACTCAAATTGATGTCATCGCCATCAACCTTCATTTTGGTTGTGTCATTAGCATTGTTACTAATTGTGTTTCCACTACCGTCTTGAGTAACATCGATATCTACACCTGACCCTACTTGGTCAATGTAGACCGCATTATCAGCCCATACGGGCGATGTCCCTGCGTTTACTAGGAACAACATCACAAAAATTCTTTGTAAAGTGTTCATCTTACTCTCCTTTGAATGTCCAGAACTTTTTTCTATTTCCGAGTTTTATAAGTTCTAAGACACCTGTTTCAATCGCTCGTTGAGTGGCAATCGAAACGCTTTCGTTTCGGGCAGTCCCAGACTCAATCTCAACGAGTCGAGTGCCCTGTTCCACATAACGAAATACGTCTCCGCCAAACGCGACAGATAGTATGGTCTTACTTGTTATGACATCAAGTAAAACCTCGCCAGTCGCAACACTTATCAACCTCATGTTGATTGTCACTGTGTCACGACTAAACTCTCTGGAAGAGCCGATGCCGAGATATCTCGCACCCGCACCTCCGCTTTCGGTAGAGTGGTCATATCCTACTATACCGCCTGCAATTATCATACCAGCAAAGGTCAATGCCGGTAATTTTTTTGCACCATCACCTTCATAAGAACTTCGTGTCTGTCTTATGAGTTGTCTCTCTCTCGTTAACCAATCTAGTGCAGACCTATCAACCACCTTAAAGAACTGACCGTTAGCCGCACGAGTCAAAGCACGAATCAGATAAACTTCTGGTGCTTGGGTAACCGCAGAACTAAATGATGTTCCGCCGTTTGCGTTTTGTTTCTTCTGTCCTGTTTGGTCGGTGAACGCATATAACGCCACCGTTGGTCTTCGTATCGGAGGTTCAATATTCTGTAATTCTTCTGTCAGAAGAGCCACTTGAACTTTTGCTGATTCTGGTTGCGAGGGGACATCCCATTTGTGGGTCGTGCAACTAGAAACCAAAATCGCCGATAGGAATAACAATGACAGTCTGGCTACCATCTTCATCAGTTACCGTTAACTCCACTTCGTTTTCTAAATCATCTTTTACATATGAGATACCCGCGCCTTCAATCTCAAATTCACCTGAATCTGATGGGTTCTCACCGAACATCTCTTCCACAAGTTGTCTGGACAGTGTAGAGTAAATTCGACTTTCTACATTTCGTATAAACTTAGCAAGTGTCGTATTCTTTGCGTCTCGTTCTAATTGTTTTTGTAAGTCTTCTAATTCTTGTTTTATTGCTTCTTTGCGTGATGTTTCTTGATTCTCAATCGTCAGATAGTGTGATGACTGATTGACACCATTGAATGATGGCGACTTGAAACTGTATTCGATTGGTGCGCCTATCGCATCTGTTGTCCAGAACACTATTATACCAACCACTACGCCAACGATAAATGCTTTCCATAAATCTGCTCCTGACCAGATATTTGGCCCAATAGATTTACGAAACATATCTCTATTCTTTTGATTCATCTTCTCTTCTCTTTACTTCAATCGCTGTATCAAGTTTTTGTTGTAGACGAATGATATCATTGTCCAACATACGAACACGGTCAATCAAACCAACCAGTGTAGTTTGAGTTTCAGATAGAAAGACTTCAATCTTCTCTGTAATTGTTTTCCAGACGAAATAAATCATATACAACATACCAACCGCCGCTACAATAGGAAAACCGAAATCTTTAATTGCGGTTATAACATCCATCAGTCTCTCCTCGCATCGTTTTTACCGTCTGCGCGGGAGATACGATTCAGGTCTGGTCTTATTCCTAAAACGACACACATAGTTGTATCGAGACGAATCAGGTCATGATTCATCGTCTTTACTCGATTATCGAGTGCTGATACGATACCGTGTATTCCCTTCACCTGACCGATAACACCATCCATGATATATCGTAGGGTCAGAAACATAAAAAAACCACCAATTAAGGCGGCAGCAATAGGGAAACCCAGTTCAGCAATGATTGTGAACACTTGTTCCATTTACTTACCTCATGCCTATTTATACGCAAAGAGGTCTTAATGGACAAAAAAATGAGACGCTAACCGTGGGCGTCTCGCGGGTCTATTTCGCGACCAACCGTATCTATTGAACTATATGAAGTATAACTCGTTCCTCGTCAGTAAAGTTATACCCCGCATATGTTCTACTTCCATCATAGGTGAGTGTTTCACCCATCTTCCACTTCTTGAGTTCATAATTATCTGAAAATATCATTCCAGTTTCACCTTCTGGAATAATCAAAGGTATATGATGAACCACTGCATCATCATAGTATTTGATTTTTGTGTTGGCGGGAACAAACGATTTAGGATAGAGAGTTATAAAGTGCGCGGCTCGTATTCTCTCATCTAATAATAGTTCAAAAGTATTTGGTATCAGATAACTGATTTTAGAAGGTCTACCGTATTTTAGTATGACAGTATCCCATCCCTTACCAAACGAGTTCTGTTCTTTATTTGGTATTCTCTTTGATTTGTCTTTTACTACACGATAGTCTGTTAGAAGAGTATCGATGTTAGACAGCAATTTTTCTTCCAGACTCATACTCTTCTCTTCGAATATCATCAACCAAAGTTAAGAATTCAGAACCGTCCATTACTTTACCGTCCACCGTATACTCATCTTTGTGGCCCTCGCCTGAATATAGTTTGTCCATATATGAAATATTACGCCACAACTTACGCATATTACCATCTATGATATCGGTTGGACGGGCGTGTAGAGTGATGTTCTGTTCCATGTAGACAACCTGACCGTCCTTCCAGTCGTGAGTGTAGATGTATTCAGGCCGATTGATTTTCTCCCAGAGATATTCCTTGAACTTCAGACTTTCTTCTTCGGTCATACCATCGAACTTATGGAAGAGAGTGCCAGGGAAGTGAATACCCTTCACACCAGACGGTGTTGACTGTTGTAGTTTACACATCATACCATCGACAGGGACTTGATTATATCTGACCATCTGTTTCTGTTCGTCAATCAGATTACCCGTAAAGTTTTTTCTGTTCCAACGATACACACTCTGGAGTTCATCAACCATCGTTCTGTCTTCGTGATTCAGTTTGTTATATGCTTCTTTGGTGCAAAGAAATGCAGTCTGTGACCCTTCGGTATGTTCAACCGAAACCAAACCAATGATACGGTCTCCATCATTGAGGGCAACTTGGTCACTGTGCCAACCCAATATGCCATTCGCAAAAACACCCTTCGGTCTACCTTTCTTATTTCTCTGATAGGTAACAACCGACATGGTGTTGCGATAGTCTGGTTCAATCTCTGATGAACCGTTAAGAATATTCAGTCGAAGACTATTCCAATGAACACCCTTCATTGTCCCTACCGATGTGGCAAGGTGAACGATTGAGTGTGCGGGACTACCCCACTGCATCTGAACATCATAGGTTCTCTTCTGGTCTAGTTTCTGGTCTACCAGAACGACAGACTCATTCGCGACAAGTCTACCCAAGTCTGCGATATTCTCGTCAGAGTAGATATCAAAGTCATAAGCTTCGACTGCGTTGTTTTTTAGAGTTCTTACTTTCATACAACTATATATCCTATTTGTTGGTCGGGGTTGGAAGATTCGAACTTCCGACCTCTCGCTCCCAAAGCGAGCGCACTACCAGACTGTGCTAAACCCCGTTAGGATTATTCGTGTTCTCCATCAACTCTTCTGCCTGGATTTGGTGAAGGATTGTAACCCCATTCCAAAAACGTATTTGGTCTTATTTCTGCAACCTTATATGTTGCTACTGTTACTGTGATTGCGGTAAGCAGTGCAATGTGACCCAACATCGACCAAAGAAATCCAGACCAACTACCGATTGCAACACTAAATGCAATAACCCACATATAAGCGAGCACTTGTAAAACCATATGTCTTACATGGACATCAGGAATATTTTTCAAGGGGCTCATATTGTGGTCGAAGATTGTATTCCAACTATCATAAATAAATTTTCTCATTTTACACTCCAAAATAAAATACCAACATAGGCAAGTAATAGTAAAATAACTTTAACGCTTACTTTATCAATAATAAATCCAAACTTATCCATTTTATTTACCTAAAGATACTCCAGCAGCAAGAGTTTGTAACTTCTTCTTACTACCACCAAATACTTTAGTCGCCGCAACTTGTGCCAAATTCGATGTATCATTACCAACAACAACAAGTGCAATCATACCCATACCCTTATGAGGTGTGCATTGATACAAATATACGCCCGGCACATCGAATGTCAATGAGACTTCTTTGTTGAACTTAGAACGTTTGGGTAATTCATAACCTTCTGGCCCTGCAATAAACTCAACATTGTGACCTTTATCAGTCGGCAACCATTTGATTGTGTCGCCTGCATTGATGTATGTAACATCTTCTGAATATACCATACGAGCGCCATCGTCTCGTTTATTCAACATTTCAACAATTGTTTCTTCTGCATATGCTGGCGTAGTGAATACTAACGCCACAAATAATGTAATAAATCTAATCATGATATCTCCTAATATAAAAGTGGGGACTTCTGTTGCTAGGCGTCCCCTGACCCCGAAGATTATGCCGCGAGGGCGTAATCCTCATGTGCGTAATTATCGTTTGCACTTACGAGTTTGTTGCGCTCTTGCGGATGGGATTGCCCGTCCGACTCACAGGTGGCTTCCGCACCTATTCTCCACATTCCTACTTGATACCTGTCGAACCTATTTCGCCCCCTCAGAGGGGGTTTGGTGGAGGCGGGGGGTATCGCACCCCCGTCCAGTCTATCTTTCAGTTTGCTTCAACGAATACGATAAAAATCTATGAATTAACACCATTATTTATACTCCAAGAATATTTCCCGCTTTGTTCTGGTCAAGAGTGCCACCATCTCGCATGTGCGTTTCTAACTGTTCAAAGTAGAATGCAGCATCATCATGACCATACTCTTCAAGAACTTCTTTACATGCCTTGAAGAACAACATAGTCTTCATCAGGTTTCCGTCACCCATAGGTTTGGATTTTTTAGCGGCTCTTTGGTTCGACATTTTCAACAAACTCCTTCATCAATCTAAACATCTTGACCATCTGGTCTTCTTCTTGTATCCCAGCAGGAACACAGATTGCCTCCTTGTAGAGTTCACGGAACTTTATTGCCGCCAAATCACACATCTCTTCTGACGGATACAATATTTCCATATTCATTGAAGCGACAATCAGAAGAAACTTCATATCACTTCATCCACAACATTCATAACAGCGGCATCTGAATAACCACCAATGTGCCATTCACGAACCTCATACATTGACTTATCTTCTTTCCAGTCATAGACTGTGGCGAGAGTTCCATCATTGAACTTGATTGCCCATTCTGCTTGGACTTTACCATCATCAGATGCAAACTCTGTGGGTTTACCAAACACATCAACCAAACGATTGTATGATGTGTTGATTGTTCCTTGTAGATGTGTTCCTACAATATCAAAATTACCAGTAACAAAATTCATAACTTTTCCTTTCGTGAATTTCATATTCAAAACAACATTATAAAATATCATTGGAAACACGCACCCTACACCTCAATCGAGGAACTTTACTGTAGCCAACCATCCTTAATTCCGATGATAACTTATAATATCATAACAAAAAGAAATTGTCAAGCCATTTCTTGAATTTTTTGTTCGATTTCATTCAAAGGTTCGGGTGTAGTGTTTTCTTTTTCAACAGCAACTTTTCGAGCCTCAACCAGACGAGCGACTCTTCTTTTAACCGATTTAGGTATTGCACCACCACCAGAATACTTGTCTGCCCACATATTCATTTCTGCGTCAATATACTTGACGCCCTTAATTGCAACATCTGTTGTGCGTTTTAATTTACGATTCATTGTCGTCTCTCCCATAAGCATCATGAACGTGAAGTTGAATGAGTGCATAGTGCAACACTTTCAACAGGTCTTTACGATTGTAACCATCTTTGTTACCATATCGTTGTGCATACTTTAGAATATTACCGATACAGAAACCGTCACCATGACCACCGTCAATAATAAATTCGGTTGCTTGATATTTGTTCTGTGAGTAGTGTTCGCCATATGTTGCATCGACATATGCAGTCAACTCGTCAAGATACATGTCTTCATCGTATTTGTATTGAATCATCATTACTTCCACCTATAAAATATATGTTCACCAATCTGACCCACCATATGCATACCCTTTGCAGTTGCCCAACGAGGACTCACATAGGTTGCATGATAGTGTGTCGCACCTTCTGTTATACCACGAAACTCATCGTGTGTCAAGAACATTCTTGCAATGTATTTGGATTTTTCCCATGACCTACCTTGACGGGGTTCGTCATCACGACCATCACAATACCAAGAGAATTGACACTGATTACGTTTAGGAAACTCTTTACCACTGACCCCAGTATACATTTGTGCCTCATACACAACATCACATATTGTATTAGGCCATCTAGGGTCTGCAACACGATTTTGTGTTACATCCGCAACTGCATATAGTCCCGCATCTAATTCGTTTCGAGCTTCATGATAAAGATTAAGTGCAAGACATTCCAAATCATCTTGTGTGTGAGGCAGTTCTTCAATGATTAGAGTTTTAGGTTCACTCATAACATGTTGAACCAAAACTTCTTTCTCAGTTAAAAATATATTAACTGCAATGTTTATAACACTGAATACAGAAAACGCTAGTAGACCTACTAGGGCAATCCTTGTAATAGTTTCATTTTTCATTTTCATATTATATCAAAACCAGACAGGTTTGTCAACCATTTTCTATATCATATATTAAGTCTTGGATTGCGTCATATGCTTGGTCGTGTTTCTCTGTGAGGTTTCCATAAGGAAACTTAAACGCAAGAGTGAAACGGGGACATTCAGTCCATGCAGCGTGCCAACAGTGGTGTTCTTCTTCGTCCCAGCGACCAAATCGATACCACCGAGCCTGCCATCCTTTGACATCTTCGTGTTTGACAAACTCATCATTCTTCTTATCATAATAAGTAAAGTATCCATCACCACCCTCACTCCATGTGAGAATGAGTTGATATCCAAAGGCATTCCAGTTTGTGTGCCAACCGACAAACCCTTTGGGCGGATAGTATGATGTTAAAGAGTTATTGTTCGCACCGAAGATACGAACCAGTTCATTCTTTGTCCATAGTTTGAGTGGTTCAAATATTTCGGGAAGAACAGATGCACCATGCGACACCTGAAACCCATATCCCTCTTCAGGAAATCCAATGTGGTCTCGTTCCATAACTTCCCACAGATGGTCAGGTTTACAATACTGTTCACCCTCTCCGATTGGAGCAGGGCCGAGATGCGAACTAAGTTCTATCATCTTGTCGGTGTGTGGTAGAAATCTATCAAGTGTGTCATCCAGAGTTTTGAGAAACTCTTTATTACGGATTACAATCTCAGTCATTGAGTGCTTCTATGATATCAGGGAAGTGGACACCGATAATGTCCCAACACATGTCTGCGATTTCGATATGTTCAAGTTGA